CACCGAGAAGGGTGTGCTTGGAACGGTTACTAGCATCGGCTCAAGCGTCTTCTCAATGCTCCCTCACCTAGAAACAACCCTGCGAGTCGCCGGTCTATGTGTCGGCCTCGCGGTCGGCATCGTCACCCTAATTTCGGTCCTTCACGACCTCCGCAAAAAACAGAAGCAAAAATAATATGAGAAACTGGAAAACAACCCTCCTCGGAATCCTCACAATCATCGCAAGTCTCAGCACCGCTGGCCGCGAGTTCCTCGCCAACGGCAGCATCCCCGACCTCGGCCTCATCGCCGCGAGCCTGCTCGCCGGTTGGGGCTTGATCGTCGCCAAAGACAACAACGCCCGCCTCTGACTCCATGAGCGCCCGCGCCACAAAACTCATTGCAGTTGCGATCCTCGCCGCGAGCTGGGCTGCTCTTGCGGCTGGGTGCGTAACGGTGGGCTACGACTTCATTAAGCAACAAGCCACCGTCACCTTCGACGCCAAAACGGTGAAGGAGCCATCCAAGTAACTGCCAACTGACGACTGCCAACTCCTCACCCATGATCCCCAAGAGCCGACCACAACAAAAGCGCGATGAGACGCTGAAGCAGCTCAAGGCTGCCAACGTCAGCGATCCGGTGTGTCTAGTCGGCATCAGGGGCTACTACCGCGACAGCATGGGCGCGACCGGCAAGAACGACCGAGGCATCTACGACGACGCCATCATCCTTGTCTCGCCCAATGCGCACATCGCTTACAACGCGAACGTGGACCCAAGCCGCAGCGGCCGCAATCCCAGCAACGGCAAGGGCTACGCTTCGCTGAAACCCGGCGTCTATCGCTACAAGATCGGACGGCACGGCATCTCTCGCGGCAACCCCTACAAAGCACTCGTCCAAGCCGGTCCCGTGACCGTCATGCGTGACGGCGGCGTCGAGGAGACCGGATGGTATGGCATCAACATCCATCGCGGCGGAATCAAAACTACTGGCAGCGAAGGCTGTCAGACCCTGCCTCCCGGTGCCAACTGGAACGGATTCATCGCCACAGTTGAGTCCGAGATGAAGCGCAACAACGCCAAAACCGTCAGCTACGTCCTGACCAGCCGCAAAGAAATTTCCTAACTCGTCACAAGTCACAAGTCACTAACCACTTCCTAACATGGCCAAAACAATCGGACAACTAACACAAGCCACCACCCTCGCATCCGGCGACGAGTTCGTCATCGAGCAAAGCGGACTGACCAAGCGTGTCGCAGCCTCTGTGGTGCGCGGCGGACTGGTCAATGCGGACATCGATGCGGCGGCGGCAATCGCCCACACCAAACTCGCCAACATAACCGCAGGCCGCGTGCTCCTCGGCAACGCGAGCAACGTGCCGACCGCCACGGAGCTGACTGGGGATGTGACGGTGAGTAATGCCGGCGTCACTACGCTGGCTCGCCCACTTACCTTGGCCACCTCTCAAGCCACCACCAGCGGCACCAGCATCGACTTTACCGGCATTCCGTCTTGGGTGAAGCGGATTACAATGATGTTTAGTGGAGTCTCAACAGGCGGAACAAGCAACCCTCTTATTCAACTTGGTGATTCTGGAGGCATTGAAATAAGTGGATATTTAGGCGCTTCAACGACTGGCGGAAACAACAACGCTGCAAATTATACCGCAGGATTCGGCATCAATGGATCAAACGCCGGCAATGTAATGCACGGAATTTTGACCATTTGCAAATTTGATAGCGGGAATAATTGGATTGCTACCGGCTTTATTGCATTAAGCTCGGATGCATTTTCGTTTTCATTCGGCGGTTCAAAAACTCTATCGGCCACCCTTGACCGCATCCGCCTAACCACGGTCAACGGCACCGACACGTTTGACGCCGGTAGCGTCAACATCATGTATGAGGGCTAACATCTAAATGTCCCTCGAAAGCCCCATCCTCCGCGACGGTGACGCCGGATTCGCAGGCTATGCCTCGCGCATCAATCCGGTTACGCTGCCTGCTGGCATGCTCCAGTTGAGCGAGAACATGCGGCTGGATCGCGGTGTGGCGGTGACGCGCAAGGGCGCCAAGCGCATGGCGGATGCCATCAGCGTGGCCAGCTCGCCGCTCACCGTGCCCTTCGTGCTGAACCCTGCGCCCAATGCGCCGGTGGTGCAGAGTGTCTACAGCGGCGGCATCTTCGCGGCCAGCGTCTACCGCTCGCCGGATCAAGTGCAAAGCGCAGAGATCGTTGTGCTGGCGGGCGGCGACCGTGCCTACACGATCCTGCTGGACGACAACCAATCCTTCGCCGGTGTCTGGGCGGGCGGCTTTCTGGTCACGGCTGTCTCGCAGGGCAGCGAGGAAATCGTAGACGAGAACGGCGACACCATCGTCATCAGCGTGCTCCCGCAGGAGCTTGGCTACCCGACATCGCCGGACGAAGTGATTGAGCCGACCGACACGGTCTCCATGGTGCAGGCCAACGACCGCCTCTACCTCTTCCGCGAAGCCGATGCCTCGCGTCCGGGCTGGGTCATCAAGAACGTGACCACCGGCGGCATCACGGTGGCGTCCACCACGGCGACCGTCAATCTGACCGGCCACGGCTTCCCCGCTGGCGCCCGCGTGCGCATCGAGGGGAGCAATGTCGCGGCCTTCGACGGCGTGGAATACGACATCGCCACGTCCTCCACCAACAGCTTTACCATCACCGTGCCGAGCGGCACCGCGACCGACGCCACGACCAGCGGCCGCACCATCCGCCGAGTAAAGGCACCTTTATACTGGGACGGCGTCACGACCGCTTTTGTCCGCAGCCCCGCAGGCGTGCCCGCCGCTGGCGCCACCTACAAGACCATGCGCTCAACGCCTTGGGGCACCTACGTCAACAACCGGCTAGTGCTTCCTGACGGTAAGAATAACGTGCTCATCTCGGACATCCTCGACGCCAACACCTACGACCCCTACTGGCAGTCCTTCCGTGCCGGTGCTGGGTCCAATGACTTCGTCGTCGCGGTGCATCCTTGGGTCGAGAACAGCTTCCTTGTCTTCTGCCGCAAAAGCATCTGGCTCGCGGAGGTCAACCAATTTGCCAGCACAGACGGCGCCAGCACCGCCATCGACACGGCTCTCAGTAAGCTCACGCTCCTCACCGATGAGGTTGGATGCGCGGCCCGCCGCTCCATCGCCACGGCGGGGCAGTTTGTCTATTTCCTCAGTGACTCCGGTGTCTACCGCTTGGACAGCCGCCTCGACTTGAAGCTGCGCGGCGACACCAAGCCTCTCAGCGATCCCATCGCCAACCAGCTCGACGACCTGAACGCCACCCTGCTCAAGAACTCGGTCGGCCTCTGGTATAGCAACCGCTACTATCTGGCGGTCCCGCTGGCCGGTGCCGACAACAACAACGGCGTGTTTTTATACAATGCGCTGAACGACCAGTGGGAAACCCGCGACATCTACGGATTCGGCGTGGATGACTTCGTTGTCGCCACCCGCGCCAACGAGCGCCGTCTCTTTGTCAGCAACAAGGCCGGACGCCTCATGCTCCTCGACGAGATCGAGGAAGGCGACCAGTCGCCCGACGTGGAGGCCGATGTCATCACGCCGGTCCCCGGCCGCATCGTCACCCGCCGCTATGGCATGGGCAGCATGTCAACGAAACGCTTCGTCCGCTCGCTCGCCGATGTGGTCTTGCCGAACACCGGATCGGTCACGGTCAAGGCTATCACGATCAACCCCGACGCCACGATCACGCTGGTGCCGGGGCAGACCAACACGTCCGGCCTCGCGGAAGATTACACGCTCAAGCAGCCGATCCGCGCCAGAGCACATTACGCCGAACTGGAATTTCTCACCACGGCCAACCGGCCGGAAATCCGCAACGTCAGCATCGAGGCCGCCGGCCCGAGCCTGACGCCGACTGAGACAAGGAACGCAGCGTAGGGAAAGACTAAGAGACCAAAAGACTAAGAGACTAAAAGACTATGGCAACTGTAACAGCATCCTACAACTGGGTCTCAGGCGAGACCGTGACCCCGACTAAGCTCAACTCGACCGCCGCGCCGACTGTGGTGGTCGCTGACAATGAAGTGACGACCAGCAAAATCTTGGACGGTGCCGTGACCAACGTGAAGCTCGCCAGCGGCATCGACGCCAGCAAACTCACGACCGGCACGCTGCCGATTGACCGGATCGCCGACGATGCCGTCACCGACGCCAAGCTCTCCCTCGCCGCCAACGCAGGTGAAATCAAAAAGGCGCTCAACGCCGACAACTCGCCGCCGATCTTTGCGTGCAGGGCTTGGGTGAATTTTGATGGCACAAAAGACACGACTGGGGCGGCATCTACCGCAAACACCAACAGACTCATCCGAGCCTCTGGAAATGTGGCCAGCGTTTTACGCAACGGAGCAGGCAATTACACGGTGACGTTCACAACGGCGATGCCAGATGCAAACTACGTCATTACCGGGAGCACTGACTATGTTGGCATCACCGTCAACACCGGATTGGTCGCACAAAACAACCTCAATTTAGCTGCAAGCTTTCAAGTTCTTGCCACGGCTTACGATGGATCTCTTCTCGACAGCGAAAGCGTCCAGTTGGCCATCTTCCGATGACCCCATGGCAAAGCGCAAAACACTGGTGGGACAACCACAGCACGCAAGACTTCTGGGAAGCAGTCGGCGAGCATCTGTCGGCGGGCTATGTGTGGAACAGCCCCGAGTGCTTCATGCTGGCCAAAGCCTGCCGGTGGAACGCGGAGGAGCAAAACTTTGAACTCGGGGAGCCTAACTGCTGGTTCGTCACTCTGGCTGCTGGCGCTGCTGGCACAAACCCTGTGCGGGAGTGCCTTCGTGTGGCGCCGCATCCGCAGACCTATGTGGCATGGTGCCGACGTGGGAGCTTTGAGCCGCGGGTATATTCGTGGGAACAACTAACTAAGAAAGTAAGGAGATAACATTATGGGAGGAGGACCTTCAATTCCAGCACCGCCGCCGGCACCGCCGGCACCGGCACCAATCGACTACGACCGGATGTATGCCGCGGCGACGCGGTCGGCCATCCAACAGATGCAGGAGCAGGAGCGTTCGCTCGAGCGTCTGTATCCCAAGATGACGGCCATGCAGCTGGGCACGGCCCGTCAGGTGGCCGGGGAGTTGGATAATCAATACCTCGCCCGGACCCGTGGCGTGATGGACCAGGAGCTGCAAGCGGCCAGCGCCCCCAGCGCCATCGAGGCGGAGATCCAGCGTCAGGCTCAAGAGGAGCTGATGCTCGGACGTTCGCTCTCGCCGGAGCAGGAACGGGCCGCCCAGCAATCCGCCCGCGGCGCCTTCGCCGCCCGCGGTCTCGGCACCAGCGCCGGATCGTCGGCCGCAGAGATCCTCAACCGGGATGCCATGTCGCAGCAGCGTCTCGACCAGCGGCGTCAATTCGCCCTCGGTGCCAACCAGCTCGACCTCGCCCGGCGCGGCCGCCGGATCACCCTGGCCGAAGGCTACGGCGCCCTCGACCCCTTCGCCCGCGGACTCAACCCGGCCTTCGGCCTGGGCCAAGCGACCATGGGACAAGGCACGCAACTGATCGGCAACACGTTCAACAATGCCGTGAACCAGGCGGG